CACGGGCACGGGTATAGATCTGCCCAGTGAACTCTTCGGTAATAACATATGTGCTGCCCTTTGTTACGTTGGCGGCGGCCGAATTCCCTGTACCAGAACCCGAGTTTTGCATCGGGTAGAGCGTCATCGTTACTTTTGGTGCATCACCGTTCGGCGCATTGCTTGAGCTTTCAAAAGTAATGTCTGGAAGGATTCTCCAAACATAACCAAAATTATGACCGTCATTTATGTCGAACTCAGATGAAGAAATGTATGCATTAATAGCGGCTGGCGTGCCCGTCTCGTTATCATCTACACCGTCTTCGTGCTGCACTAACAAATTGTTGTATGTAGCAGCAATAGGGTGCGGCAGTAGTCCAGAATCAAGCCATGCAGAACGGCCAATGGTGCCGTAGTACCAGATATCCTCAAGGTAGTTGTAAACCACATATCGATCCGTATTGCTACTGTTGGCAGACGGATAGAACCACCATACTTCGTTGAAACCTTCGTTGGTCCCTGCGTAGACTTGCTGCGCCTGACTCATATTGAAATCAGCAAACACATGGCGCCGTAGGTCACATCTTAGTGTTTGTACGCGGCCATCATATTTGTAGAACTTATCTACGCCCATCCAGTAGATAACCCCAGAGGCAATTACAGCCGCGTTGGGACCAATGATGGATACGTTGTCACCCAAAAGCTGGACACCCCATACCAGCGGTGCACCCAGGTATTGCATCGAGTAAAGCGCAGAGTCAGTAAAGACGTTGATTTCTTGTCTGGTTTGTATTGCCGCAACAATTTCTGACCCATGAGACAAACGCAGGCTTCCGGCTTGGTTTGTAATAGATGGAGACCAGGTGAATGGATCTTCTTGGTCGGACCACCTAATAAGCATTGGGTCAAGCACCGTGCTGCCATAGTCATTAGTGCCAAACACAATCACAAATCGTGAGCTGGCCGACACTGTGGTAGTTAGCTGGAATAGCGGGCAGTCTGCATCTGACAAATCAAACAGATCCAGCCCTCTAGAAGAAACGCGATGCGTACCAGACCCTGCGCCAGACGTTGTTATTGAAGGCCCATCGTATGTGTTGGACACCTCAAACGTATTGGCTGAAGAATTAACCACATAGTAGATATTGCCTACAGTAAGGCCAGTAGGTAGCGCTCCTGTAGTAGTAAATGTAATCGCAGTGCCGTCTCGTATTTCAAAACTAGCAGGCAACGTAATAACGGCCGGCGACGCTACGCTTATAGTGACTTGGATAGGACTTGTGCCAACCGAAGCGTACCAGTAGTACACCCCACCGCCGCGCACGCCAAAGATGAGATCTTGGCCAAAGTTAATTTGGCTCCAAAGCTGCAACGATGTAGCGCTGGTTGATCCTACCCCCCAAGTCCCAGACCCCCATGCACCAGCGCCCCAGCCGGTCAAAGGAATTTGCTGCGCTGTCCCAGTGTTGACTTGGTATTGGGTTACAACTGAGCCGCCACCCGGGGAGCCGGATACGTCTGTTGCGTTTGCCGTAGCTGAAACTGTGATTGTGTAGGTGTTGGCGTTTACAACGGTTACCTGAAACTCGCCCGTAAGCACAGCTGCAGTTATGTTGCCGCCAAGACTTGTAATTCCCGAACCACTGAAGGTGACAAAATCTCCAGTAACGCAGCCGTGAGCATTGTCTGCAACAGAAATGGTAGAAGAACTAAGGGTTGCAGTGAAAGGATTGGTTAGAGTAACCGTGCTGCGAATGGGCGTAACGTCGTTGTAGACACTGCCTTGATTGATGTAAAACTTAAGATTGGTGCCAACACCAACCAGGCTCACATTGTCTAGCGTCACCCAGTTCCACAAAGAACGGCACGTGCCCAGATACGTTTGTGGCGAAAACTGAACCCAGCCTCCAATTTTTTCTGGAGTCCCTTGGCGAAAGCGCACCTTGTCACACTCGTACCAGCCACCTTCATTGGTATATCGAGTGTTCTCTTTGTTAACGCCTGGCTTCATCAGCACTTTTTGCAGGCTCATGCTACACTCTCCAGATGGCAATTAACCAAGAACACACCATGTATGTCTACATCTGGAAGACCACTGACGGAACTCCTTTCTATGTTGGTTTTACAAGAACCCGCCATCGCACCAACCCGCTGAATGCCGGCGGACGCAATTGGCTGTGTAAACAAAAGTTGGCCGAAGTTGGCGCTGAAAAAGTTATCATCGAACTGAGGCCTGTTACCTCCATCGAAGAAGGCACCGCACTTGAGTGCAAACTTATTGCGGAAATTGGCCGCATACAGACCGGCACTGGGCCGCTGACCAACCTTACCTCTGGTGGAGACGGTGCTCATTCGCCAACTCCTAAACACCGAGAAATTCTGCGACAAGCAATGCTTGATCCAAGGCACCCCGCGCGAAGCCCGGAGGCTAGGGCCAAAATTTCCAAACGCATGAAGTCACCTGATGTACAGGCGCTTTTCCTTGGTGACGCCAACCCTGCCAAGCGCCCAGAAGTGCGAGAGAAGATCAAAGCTAGGTGGGCTGACCCGGAGTACCGCGCAGCGATGTCTGCCAAAAAAGTTGGCAAACCCATACATTCTGAAGAAGATAAAGAAGTCAGGCGCTTGAAGCTAATGGATCCAAACAACCCATTGCGCCAGTACCACAAAGTATTAAACACAGATCCAGAAATAGCTGCCAAGCGTGCTGCTACATTGCGGTTGCCAGAACAGCGCAAACGACAATCTGATGCAATGAAGGCGTATTGGGCTCGGAAGAAATTACAAACAACGTAGCGCACCGTTCACCTCCCGCATTAAAGCAACCACGCATTGCGTAAAAGAATTATTCCACAGCGCCATTTCTTAGTGCTTCGTATCCTGCTTTGCAGGCGTTGTATTGGGCTTGGAGTCGGGCTGCGTCGGCAGCGTACCCTGCAAGAAATTCTGCATCTGGCTTTGCCAATCCCTCTCCGGTGCATCCCACAGCATTTGTGGAATCTGCGGGCACTGAGTCTTGACGGGCTTCGGGGCGGTCGCGCAGGCTGTCAACAAGAGCGTTGTAGCGACGATTAACAATTTGGCTTTCACGAATACGCTCCTTCTGGATCTTGTCGGCTTTGGCTTGCATTCGGCGCTCTTTCTCAATTGCCTCATTGGCCTTGGCTAGCATTTCGCGTTCTTGCACTACCTTTTCAGCGTCCCACTTTTCTTGGACGTTTTCCTTACCATAAGTGTAACCCTTCCAATACGAAAAGCCGAGCATAACTAGCCCGGCCAATCCGCCCAACACCCATCGATTCATTAGTAACCCAAGCATTTTTTAAACTCCTCTTGCCTGCGTTTTGTTAGGCCAGGTAGAGCTCGCCCTTTAAATTTATCCCAACGAAGAATCTGCTGGCAGGCTTCTTCATACTTTTGTTGGTTAAGTAGTTTGACCAGAGAGCTTTTACAGAATGCGTTTTCGCCGATGTTATAAGTTAGAGAAACGTAGGCATCAAATTCATATTGATGCATCGGCACCGGTGCACAGCGACGTACAGCGTTTTGAAATTTATTGGCATCATTAAGTAAACGGACCAGGGCGCGCTCTGGAGTAATGCGATCCCCTATCTCTACATCTTCTGTGGTGCCAAAGCCTATGGTCGGTACGTCACCTTTTACCGGCTCGTATGCCTCACCTCGATACCCTTCATGTACAGCAATACCCACCAGCGCGGAAGCACTGAGGGCGAGAAGAGCGGGGCTAAGGCGAGGCATTTTATCTAACAAGAATCTCAGTTGTAATTTGTTGAATCCATTTTGCATCCCAACTTGTTACCTTGCAATCAAAATGCTCCGGCGGTACAAAAAGTCTGTTCGTATCAAGATGCTTTGATTCAACAACAGTGTCCATCCATACAACATAGTCAGCATCAAAAATCTCACGCATCTCTGGCAGAGGGCACACAAAGTCAGCAATCACATCTTTGTCACCAGCTAACTCTCTCATGCGTCTGGCCTGCCTCAGCCTGCCTTCAATGGTGAAATCCCAATCGTTTGCTTCTTGCCTTATTTGGTCTGCATTCAATCTTACAAACGGCAACGGTAAAGAATCAGCGAGTGTGGTCTTACCGGAACCCGGTAGGCCCATGACAAGCACTCTCATGCTTGTTCCCAGCGAACCTTAAACCCTTCCACTTCGGCGGGTTTGCGCCAGAACTCCTTGCCTGAGTACTTCTCCCACACCGACTTGGGCAGGATGGTGGGGCGCTCTTGCCACGACACTTGCTTGCGGACTGTGTGCAAGCTCTTCATGTTCAGCGCCTTGTCGTACACCTCGTTATCGTACTCGACGTTCATGTAATCGTGGTCGAAATACGGTTTGCCAATGAAGCCATACAACTCCCGCATCACGCTCTCGGGCTGCTTGCACAGCATCTCGTACTCCACCAGCATGATCATGTCGGGGTTTAAGAGCAGACCCTCTTCCAAGAAGTAGTAGGGCTTGACCACCTGACCTTGCTTTTTCACATCCATCAGCGCATCGCACCGGGTGGTGACTGTTTGGCTAGATTCGTCATCCGTCAGGCTGGCGTTCCACAAAGTGTTCTTGGCCGCGATCCGCTCAAAGCTGTCCAGTATCCACGGCAAGTCCCGCACGCAGCAGATGATCTTGGTCTGTGGGTACAGGGTCTTCAGGAGAGATGTCTTGGATGTCCAGCCCCGGCTGGTGTCGAACACGATGGGCGGCTCAACAGCGTCGTAGTAGGCGTTGAACATGGCCCGCAGGATGCTCTTGCGGCGATCTTCATCAATCAGGTGGTTGCTCTCACTGCCCGTGATGACGTTGATGGTCGATGCCACCAAGCCTTGCACGGGCGAGGAGATGTCTGCGTAGAACTCAGGGTTCTGGCGCAAGATGGCCGACAGCAGGGTTGAGCCTGACCGTGGCAGTCCCGAGATGAAGAAGAACTCTTTCATGCCTGTGGTTCCATTGGCACCCAGTTGACTGTGGCCTCGTCCCACTGGTAACGCACGTTGCCACCGTTCATGATGGCATCAATAGGACGGGGTACTGGAGCGCCCCAGCTCATGGTGTCCAAGTAGCCGATCCACGATGGGTACGGGCGTGTAGCTTCGTGCTCTGCAACACGGCGCTCGTTCCACTCGGTCTCGGTCAGGACTTCCAACACGCCGGGAATGTTTGTATCGGCGTCGTCATCACAGGTGCCGTAGTACTTGGGCGCACGCAGGTATGTGCCTGTGGAATCTGTTGGGACAGGCCATGTGGACTTGTCTTGCCAGATGATGCGCAAGCCTTTGACGGCTGGCATGGATGGCCCTGTGCGCTGTGGCTCGACAGTGCAAGGGATGCGGGTGTTGTGGTCAACTTCGGTTACGACGATGTGCATTGTGATGCTCCTAATCTGACAAGTTTTGTAAGCTGGCCATCAAACCAGCAGCCGGATTTACCAAGGTGTGTTGCTGCACGCTTGCGTTCTTTAAAAGCGTTAGCGTGCCGTAACATACCAAAATAACTGTTGACCGTTGCACGCAGAGGCTCAAATTCAGAATGCAGTGCAGTGCGCTTGTACATATTGGCAATCGTGGATCGGCGAATGTATTTACACCAAGGTTTAATAATATAGCCTACAAAGTTTATTCCCACCTCAACCCGATTAATTTCTTTTTTGTTAGGGTGAAACTTGACGGCAAGATGTGTCTCGGCAAAAACCGACATTTTTTCATAAGCCTCGTTCAAATCGGTTCCGCTTCCGCCGATCACCACGATGTCATCGACATAACGGGCGTAATGCCGCAGCTTTAGCGTGTTCTTGGCGTACTGATCTAGCGCATCCAGATAGACGTTGGCAAAGAACTGACTGGACAGATTGCCAATCGGCAGACCAAAACCAGCTGTGGCGTTGAGCAAACTTTTGTGAGCGGGTACTTTAGAAAGTAACGACGCATCGCTCTTGATGTAAACATTTTCTTTTGGGTCTTTGTGCAAGATTGTCCGTGTCAAGGCCATCCACCACGGGTCGGTGATGTGCCGCGCCAGCATGGCGTCCAAAATTGACTTGTCAATAGACACAAAAAAATTTGCTACGTCAGCCTTTAAGAACCACGCCGGACGAGTGTGATTTTGAGTGGCCGACCGAATGAAATGTTGCACACGATTGGCTGCGCGGAGTGTGCCCTTTTCAGGGATGCAGGCGTAGCTGTCATGAATAAATCGCCGGTAAAAGTGGCCCGAGTAGCGGTTGTACAAAATGTGGTGTACAACCCTGTCCTTAAAATTTGCAGCCCAAACTTCACGCGCCTTAGGTCTGGTGACGACAAACATGATGGATCGCCCCGGTTGGTAATTGCCAGCCACCAGCTCGTAGTACAAGTCCATCAGGTTGCGCTCAAGTTGACTTTCAAACTCAATTGCATTCCATGTATTGCGCTTTGCCTTTCGGCAGTCGTAATACGCCTGAAAAACTTCCGAAATTGACAGATCACACTGCATACTTGGCTCCATCGCCGAACTGCTCGAACCCGGTTTGAATTGTTCTTATTGTTGTTGTTCTGGTTGCCGTTATTGAAGTTCTGTTTCCATGCGTTCGTTGCAGAATTCTCAGTACTAGACCAGTAATTGTCAGCCGCAAACGCAAAGGCCATGCACTCACACAACGCAATGCAGATTTTTCCACACTGAGATTGGCTTGCGCCCTTTCGTTGGTTTCCCAACGGGCATGGCCCGAGATAGATGGGTCGCTAACGATCACCGTAATCATCGTTATTCCGCCCTCAAGTCTGGTGTATGTGTAATCCATCCTTGTGCCTGACGCGCAAGCGAGTCAGTCAACAAGACGATTTCGGAAAAAACGGTAACATTAAGCAAACGCAAGTCTTTGGCAAGCCGAAGCATTAATTCAATGACCTGCACTCTTTCAAGTATTTGCTGTAAGTGCTCTTTTCTTTGCTGGCGCAGTGTGTTGGCTTTATAAATAAACACAACCAATTCAATGCACTCATTTCTAATCTTGTCCCCTAGTGAGTATTTAAAATCACGGGGAAAATCTTTAGTTTTGCGCGTTACCATTTCAAGCAACTGGTAGGTTGTCTTGTATATTGGTAAGTGTTTGTACTGTGCCATGCAAAGAAAAGAATTAAAGAATTAAACGGGCAATCTCCGAACTGCTCGAACCCGGGTCGAATAGTCCTTATTGTCGTAGTTCTGGTTGCCGCCACCGAAGAACTGTCTCCATGCGCCCGTCGCAGAAGGCTCAGTACTAGACCAGTAACTGCCAGCCGCAAACTCTTCTGCACCACCAGTTACAAACGCCGCCGCCGAAGTTTGCGCAGGTGTTCCCGAAGTGTAACTACTATCCCTTCTGGGCACAGCGTTGGCGTTAACGCCTGCGCCGGTGTCATTGCCCGCTGTAGTGGGTTTTAGGTTGTAATAACACACTTCAAGTTCGTTTTTTGCGGGCATGTACCAGTCAGTAAAGCCGCCAATGGTCAAGCCTTTACAGAACTGCGCCGCTGGATGGCTTGCATTGTTCATGTTAGCGCTATTGGTTGGGCCGTCAATAACCGAAGATGTTCCCGCTGTGGACGTATTTGTGGTTTTCCATTGTTTAGATGAATTTTCGCCAGAAGATTTTGGGGCAACAACTAAATAAAAATCTGCAACCCCATTGCCAGCGGTTGAAATCTGACCTGCGTAATACCCGCCCTCATACGCAGAACCAATCGCACCCGGCGGTGGCGGGCCAAACGACCTCTGGTTCATAAATACAGCTTGAGATACGCCGCTCATGTCAAACCACTCCCTGAGATAATCCATTCAGTGCTAGTAACTTTAATGCAAGTTGCCGAACCGTTAGCCGCAAGAGTTCGGCTACCAGTAGTACCAGCAGGTGACAATCGCATTGTGTCGGTGGTAATTGCAATAGTTACAACACCAGCGCCGTTTTGATTGATAAACGTAATAGCAGTCCCAATAGGGAAAGCCACGCTACTGTTAGCAGGAATAGTAAACGTGCGTGCGGTCGTATCAGCAGATGGGTGCAGGATATGCTTACCGGAATCCGCTAGAACAAGCGTGTATGCAGCAGATTGAGAGTTCTGCGGGATATTCCTAAACCCAAGAGTGCAAGTCTCGTCTGGAAGCGTACATGTGTAGTCAGCAGCAAGGCTATCAGGGGCTTTTAGCGCAACATAGTTACTGCCGTTGTCGGTATCTTCTGGCAAACGCAGTTCTGCACCAGCACTGCTATTTCCAATAACAGCAAGGGGGGTTGCCAAAGATGCACCGGATACAAAACTCAGCGCACCAGAGCCATTGGTTTGCAGAACCTGACCATTAGTCCCATCCGCCGACGGTAGGGTGAAAGTCAGATCGCTTGCTAATGTATTTGGCGCCTTCAGTGCCACATAGTTGGACCCGTTATCAGTATCTTCAGGCAAGCGGAGTTCTGCGCCAGCGGTGGCATTCCCTACAACAGCCAATGGAGTTGCAAGTGAGGATCCCGATACAAAACTCAGAACGCCACTGCCGTTTGTTTGAAGCACCTGTCCGTTTGTGCCATCTGCATTTGGAAGGGTAAATGTGACATTTCCCGCGAGTGTGTCTGCCGCTTTCAACGCAACGTAGTTGCTGCCATTGTCGGTGTCTTCCGGCAAACGAATTTCAGCGCCGGCGGTAGAGTTACCCGTTACAGCCAAGGGGGAAGCAAAAAACGTAGAAGAGACCGTTACAAAGTCAGAACCATTCCAAGCTACAAGAGCTTTAGTACCGGCCGGGATTGTCACACCCGTAGTGGGACCGGCGCCTCGAATGACAATTGACTGGCTTCCGCCCGTTGCATTAATAACAACGTATGCCTTGCTTTGGGCTGGCGCGGTGATGTTCCGCGTTGTTGATCCAGTAGCAGTCCACAGAATAACTGCACTGCGAGCCTGGTTTGCCGCACCATTGGTGGTAGACAATGTTACGTCTGTATCCGCACTGAGAGTCGTCGTGCCAGCTACGGCAGTGTCAAGCAACGATGTAATCGCGGTGTTAACTTCTGTACCCCAAGTGCCCGATAGATCCCCTGTAGTGGGAAGGGCTAGGCCCAGAAGGGTGGTGTAATTGGTTGTAGCCATTAATTCAACTCCTATTCGGTTACCACATGTTGCCAGTTTGGTGTCTGGTTGTCATCAATTAAAGACCAATAAAATACTTGCAGCGTGCCCACATTACCCATAGCTTGACAGCCAGTTATTGCAATAAGGTGCTGCCCTAGAACATTGCCTGCAGCGCCATTTGCTACAACGCCTGTAATGGGGATTTGTGTATTAGTTCCTGCAGTCCCCGCTACCCCAGATGCAACAACGCCAGATAGCTGCTTTTCTGTTGCTGGTGTTTCTACACCCACAGCTCCAGACGATTCAACCCCAACTAGAGCTACGGAAGTTATTGTCTGTAGCGGTAGGTTTGTTCCACCCCAGGTGCCTACGCCCCAGCCATAATCTCCCCATCCGGAAGATCCACCAACATTTCCAGTAGCCTCAGCTCCGGATAGCCCTTTTGATATTGCAACTATCCCTGCGCTACCTGATGCCTCAACACCTGTAAGAGCAATCTGTCTTTCATCAACAGCTACAGATCCAACAACACCTAATGCTTCTGTACCGCTAACAACGGCCCCATAAACAAGCGTTCCAACATTACCCGCAGCAGCAACACCAGTAAGGGCTATTTGTCTTTCATCAACTACTACAGCGCCTACTGCACCAGAAGCCGTAACGCCCAATCCAGCGGGAGAGACAGTTTCAGTTACATCTCCTGCGCTTCCCGAAGCAGATACCCCCGTAAGAGCTAACTGCCTTTCATCAACCGCTACTAAACCAACAGCGCCAGTAGAACCAACTCCAGACAAACTCAAACCAAAAACAACGTCACCTACAGATCCAGACGCAGCAACGCCCGTTAGGGTTTCACCAAGCCCACCCCATGTACCATCACCCCATGCACCCGAACCCCACCCGGTAGCCATAGTTACTACCTTTCAGGGTTAAATTACGTCGTAGAAAGGCGCAGCAGAGCGTTGGTAGTGTTGTTGGTCGGCATAGTCAGAGTAAACGTACCAGCGGTCACGGTTTGCGAACCAAAGGTATGAACACTGACAGCCTTATCACTTTGCGTCGAGTTGTAGATCAACACAGTATCAAACGCAGTGGTCAAAGTCACCGTGCTATAAGTAAAAGATGCCGTGGGCGTCGTAAAAGCAACGCCGGCAGTAGCCGAAGCGTTGGTAGCCGTCGGGGCATTCCAGGAAGAAATAGATACGCCACCAGCGGTATAGCCCGAGCCACTAACTTCTCCACTTACAGTGTACGCAGTTGTACTGGCATTAATAGTTGCCGAGGCAAGGTACAAAGCGGCCTTAAACGTGTCCGCTGTAGTAGATGCTCGAATAACACCAGTACCAAAGTTATGAGTACCAGTAAGAAGTTCCCCCATAAAGGAGGTGCACATCGATTGAGTATTAGCCATCTAATGCTCCTAATTAAAAAGATGCCGCTTCTGCACCAGCAAAAACAGGCATTTGTTTCAAAGTCACGTGTACAGACCGATGGACAAGTTCATCTTCATGCCAATACTCAACCCACGTTGTGTACTCGTTATCATTGTCTACGAAGCCTTCTTTTTTCTCAAGCAGAGCTTCGTCCATATCACCTTTTGTGGTAGTAATAAAAGCCATTACGTAATCCTTATAATTGCCGATGTACTTGTTGCTGCAGGAAATTCTACGGTAAACGTAGCCGTAGAGGTTTTGTCGTTTCCAAAATCCAAAACACAAACTGCTGGATTGGTAGTTCCGTTGAACTTGTAGATTAACGCTCCACGGGCTGTAATTGATCCGGTCCACGTTGCGTTACTAAAATCTACATACGACGTGCCATTCAAAGAGGCTAGAGATGGCGTAATTGTGTTTCCACCAGCCACATAGTTTCCGCCGCTTGTTTCACCATTGGCGGTGTATGCGGTTGTTGTTTCGTCTAGCGATGCTGCATTCGTATACAAAGCAATTTTGTATACATCAGACGTGCCTGATCCAAAATCAAAAGACCCGTCAAACAGACCTTCTTTAAAACTATTGCAGGTGTAGTTTCCAGTAAATGGCATTTCAAGTCACCGGCTGCCGATATTGACCAGAACGATATGCGTCCTGGCGCTCCATGCCGTCGCCCAAACGCTTGGCCAGCCCAAGAGCTTCTTTGTACTTGGCCTCGTAAAGCTGGAGCATGTCTGACTCACCCTTCATATAGGTGTATGCCTCAACCAAAGCTCCATATAGCAAAACGCTATCAAAATTGTCACCAACCCAAGAAGTACCGGCGGTCACAATTGACTCTGGATAGTAGTAGTAGTGCAACTCTACGTTGTAGATTGCATCAGGCGTTGGGCCAAGAATAAAAGACAGCTCTGTTGTAATGGTTGCGCTCATTACCTTTGGCCCAAACAAAGCGTAATACTTTGGCACCCCGGTGTCGTTGGGTGTTGGGTAGGCTTGTCGGATGTAGTTCACATCTTTGTTTAGCAAATACTCATACGTGCCAGTATTGAGATTGCCGCCCGTAACGTCCGTTATCACGGCCATTGAATACACGGCCAAAAAATCTTCAGGGCAAGACAAGTATTTGTTGTTTGCTTGCGTAACCCCAACCATGTTTTTTCTGATTGAGGGAAACTGCACAGTGTTATAGATGCGCTGTTCCGCTTGTTGAATAAAGCGGTTGATCTGTTCAGTCGTTGTGTCTGTACTCGAATCGGCGAGCGTAAACGCCGGAAAATTATTTTCCGTGTATGACTGAATAGCATCAAACAACTGCGTATAGTTCACGCCATCGGCCCCCGAGCCATAGTGCCCTTGGTTGCGGCACCCGTACCACGGATCTTGATGCCATCCGTCTTAACGTCATCGCGGTCGGGATTGCCAACACTAACGCGCATTGCCGGAGTTTCCGGACGAACGTCTTGCGAACGCATGCGGTTGGGATCTTCTCCAGTACTAACCGCGCGCTTCATATCTTGCGTAGTCATAGCCTTACCTTTCATATCATGCGGCGGCGCGTATACCTCTGCAGCACCGACTTCTTTCCCGCTGATTTTATGTGAGTACTTAGCCACGGCCGGTCTTCTTATAAGTAAACGACGGGGACTTTTGATTGGCAACCTTAGCCATGCCACGGCCCAAGCTCTTCATTTCTTCGTTAGTTTTGCCACCCTTGCGCAGCTTGGTCATGGGCTTGCCGGGATGCATAGCCTTTTCATGCTTGTGAACAGCCTTCTTTGCGTCCATTTCTTGCTCCTTAAGTAACGGCCACCGTTACGGTGCCCAGCTGAATATTCAGCACTAGATTGTTGGGGGTAAGCCCAGCATCGTTAGCTCTTGATCCACCAACAGGCGCCCAGCCCCACTGAATGATACGACTGCCACCTTCAGGTGTACCAAATGCATCCGGATCTGTTGTACTAGTATCTACAATCTGTAAACCACTTGTGCCAGATACTCGATAGCTTACATCCGGGCGCGGCTCACGAACAGCTTGTGGATCGTTTACCGGGTACATGCCCAATTGTAACTGCGGATGATCTGGATCCCAACAACTACGGCACACTTTAACTTTGTACGGCTTAGTCTTAACCGTTTGAGTCCTAAGCTCTTTCAGCTTATATCGCTGCCCGCATCGATCACATTCAGCAATCGCAAACTTGCCGGATGCAAAACGATTAGGCATAGAACATATTCCTCGGCACAAACCGCAACGGAGCCTTATCTCGGTCCTCATCCGCTGCCATTTGGAACTGCTGTTCGTAGTCCATCTTTAGTGCTTGAATGCGCATAGGGTCAACCCCTTCCAGCTTCATGCTTAGCTGCGACGCCAGCCCGGCAACCATGCACGGAATAAAGCGGAAAGGAATGTCTTGAACCGACGTGCCGCCACCAGCATCTTGAATGCGTCGCATACGGTAGTACACAAACATGTACTGATCGCCAGGCGAGCTAGGAGTCGGCCACACGTTGATAGAAGGAAGGTTCTGAACAGTAATAGCAGCCCCGCTAGTATGGGAAGCTGCAGTTGTGTTGTTTTGCCCGCGAGCGCAGTTGAGAAGCTGCTTAGTGTCTGGGTCTACGTTCGGGTAGCTGATAGTTTCGCTACCGATCTTGATGAACCCTGCAGAGGCTAGACCTTGCACGGAAGACAACGTAATCGTCGTGTCTGTGGCAGATATATTTGCAGCTAGGGTTACAGATGTAGCATTTTCTTGCCCTGATTGGCGGTTTACCCACACCTGAATCGGGCGCCCTTGGGCTAGCTTGTTTGGAATGCTGATATATGTCGGTTCAGCAATGCGGCTGATATTGATGTCGGTCTGATTGGAGGTGCCGTTGTTTTGGCGAATTACAGTGTCCAACAGATCAATGGTATCGACAGGCAATGGATAAATGGCCTGACCAGTAGCCATCTGAATCTGACCCTGCTCTACCGTCCACAGATTAATGCCGCGATTGGCCCATTCAATCGTTAGCAGATTTAACGAACGACGGGCTGTACGAAAGTCGTAACCGGTCCTCAGCTCTTTGCCACAACGCTCGAACGCCTCTTCAATAAGGTCGTTCATGTCTAGGTTAAAAGCTGTAGTGCCAGTGGTGGTCATCTAAATCTCGCGGTTTTCTTTGCAATGGTTTTTGGCTGCGCTACGAACTGCTTCCCTGCTCTTTTTCCCGCTCTCTTCGCTCTAGTCGTTGCAGCATATTCTGACGAAGATAACGATTTAATCGCTGCTTCCGGTAAGTATCGCTCTCCGGTTGCTTTCGATCCTTGCGTTGACGGCTTGCCACTACGGGTTCTCCACTTCTGATCAGTCCAATTCTTAAGGCTTTGTTGGGGCTTTTTCATTAGTCTCGGTACCCGCCGCCACGCTTCTTGTATTGCATGGCTAACATTTGCGCTTTGCGGGCCGACCACTGACCCGGTGCGCCGCCCTTGCCACCAGCCTTAATGCTGTTGAACAAAGACTTGCGCATACCGGGTTTGGTGTAATTGCCAGCCTCATTGACACGAGACTGCCCGCCTTTGGAAAACATCTCGACCTTATCGGGGTTATCCTTTCGATGGATTACCTTAGCCTTCGGCATCTTTGAAGGATTGATACAGCCCATACCCCGACTAGATCTCATAGTTACACCATCTTTCCGCGAGTTTTGCCCTTGATGCAGCAGCCATCCGCTCGCTTGGAAGCAGAGCTAACTTTGCCACCCTTCTTCATACCTACTTTTTCCATTCCGGCTCCAACTGAGTCAACCATTGGAGCTACTATACGTTCCCCACCAAAGTCATAAATCTTCTCTGGCAGGCGTCGGGGGTCTGGAACATTATTTACCATGTCGAGCAGGTCCGTACGGCTATTTGGGTAAACGCTTCTATCATAAATCCTCGCCGCCGCCTCTCTAACTTTGGCAGAAAGCTTCTTCGTGGGTTTCTTCTCATCAGCCATGATTACACCATCTTCCCACGGGTCTTGCCCTTGATACAGCAGCCGTCAGCGCGCTTGGAAGCAGAGCTAACTTTGCCGCCTTTCTTCATGCCATCTTCAGAAGGAGCTGCAGGAAGAGCCTTTTTGCGATTTTTGGTTGCCTGATATGCATCTTGCATTTCTTTGGCTTCTTCTTTGGTCGTTCCCATGTACTGCTCTG